ATTGTTGGCTATCGTAGATGCTTCAGTTGGTGTTAAAGTTGCAGCTAATCACTTTGGCCGCAGAAATCGTATTGGTGCATATTACCCACCAATTGCCACATTACTAGACAAGAAGTTTATTGCTACACAAGATGAAAGAAACATTGTCAATGGCATTGCAGAGATATTTAAACTTGCAGTAATCAAAGACAAAGAATTATTTGAGTTACTTGAAGCAAGTGCAGAACAACTAATCACCGAGAAGTTTCAGTTTGGTGCAGTACCAGTTCGTGTAATCAATTCTGCCATTACGGGCATGATTGAAGAATTGGCACCAAATTTATGGGAAAGAAAACTAGACCGATGTGTTGACTTTGGCCATTCGTTTAGTCCTATTATTGAAATGCAAAATGTGGCTACACTACAACATGGCGAAGCGGTTGTATTAGATTGCCTGTTGAGCTCTTGTCTTGCCAATGTTCGTGGTTACATTGATACTGAAACACTAGAAAGAATCTTTAAGACAGCACACAGTTTAAAATTGCCTGTATTCCATAAAGATTTTTGTAAATTTGACTTGCTTAAAAAGTCTTTATCTGATACAATGAAGCATAGAAACGGTAATCAATACTTACCTGTTCCTGTTGGCATTGGTAACTATAAGATACTAAATGATGTTACTGATGATGAGATAAAGAAAGCTTCAGATATATTTGAAGAAGTTAAATATGAATAAAACTATATTAATTACTGGCACAACAAGCGGTGTTGGTGCTACGATTGCATATCATTACATTGAAAAGGGTTGGAATGTAATTGGTTTTGCACGAGGCGAATCTATATTTCAATTTCCAAACTATAAACACTATCAGGTTGATATCAGTAATTCATATGCATTATATGATGTGTTTGACCAAATTTATAACATTGATGTTTTGATAAACAATGCAGCTGTGTTTAAGATGAAATCATTTTCAAACACCACTCTTAATGAGATTGATGATATGATTGATATTAATCTCAAAGGTGCCATATATGTAACTAAGTTTGCATTACAGAAGATGGAAAAAGGCAGTCGTATATTCTTTATCAATTCAGTTGCAGGCCTTGAAGAACTAGAAAATCAGGCTGGTTATTGTGCTTCTAAACATGGACTTACAGGATTTGCTGGTGTTCTTGGTGAAGAATTGCGTAGCAGAGGAATCAAAGTAACAAGTATTCATCCAGGCGGTATTGATACACCATTATGGAGTAGAGATATACCTTACCCATGCGGTGATGTAAGTAAGGCAATCTCACCAATAGAACTTGTAAAAGTAATTGATTTTGTGTATAATAGCCAATTCAATATTGAATATAAAACTATTAAAATGTTTCCTGATACCGAATGGCACAAATGATTATACCTAGTACCGATTTGTTTATTGTAACATCGGCTCTGAAAACGAGCATTGGTGTTATTGATGATGAAACAAGAACAAGGCAAACGATTGAAGGTCTGCAATCATTACGCAAGGCTGCACCTGATGCTATTATCTTCTTAGTGGATGCTTCTTCTAGGATGGTTGATGAAGCAACAATGGTTACAGTAACACAATATTGTGATAGAAGTATTAGTTTTTTTGGTGATGAAGATTTAATGTCACTCGCAAATGCAGGCCTTAAATCACAAGCAGAAATTACTCTATTGTTTAAGACATTAAGTATTATTAAACAACATCCTGAATTACAGAAGATGATGGCTGGTGTTCGTAGGGTGTTTAAGTTATCTGCTAGAACCAATATGCTTGAAGGTTATGACCCTAAGGCATATGATAATCAATATGGTAAGTATGTGTTCAAGAAAGCAATGCCATCTTGGTTACCACCACAGAAACAATTGGAATCTGGTTGTGACCACTTATACATAACTAGAATGTATTCATTCTGTATATCATTGTTTGATAATTATCTGAATACTTTACCAGCAATTTATCAAACAATAAATCAACATGGCGTTGACACAGAACACGCACACTATGGTAATATTGATAAAGGTTTTTCAGTAGAGTTTGAAAATTTATATTGCCAAGGAATGTTGGCTGGAAATGGACAATTGGAAGCATATTAATGATTGACGATAAATTAATTGAAGAAATAGCCAAACAGGCTAAACCGAAGTATCAACAAGATTATTCTAACTTCAAACCTGGCGAAGATTATGTAATGTATTCTGGTCAAATGTGGGACGAAAAAGAGTTTGCAGCTGGTCTAAAATCTTTTCTCACAGGCAAATGGTTGCCAGCAGGTGAAAGAGTTGAACAATTTCAAATCAAGTTCTCAAAGAAATACAATGTAAAACAATCTCACATGGTTAATTCTGGTTCATCTGCCAATTTGGTGATGATGGCTGCTGTTAAGAAACATTTGAATTGGCAAGATGGTGATGAAGTGATTGTTTCACCAGTTGGATTTCCAACTACAATTGCACCACTCATGCAGAATAATCTTAAACCAGTATTCATTGATATTGAGTTTGATACACTAAATTTTAATGTAGATTTAATTGAGCGGAAGATTACACCAAAGACAAAAGCAATTATTGTTTCTCCTGTATTGGCCAATCCGCCTGATATGGATAGAATCCATGATATTTGTTACAGAAACAATCTAGTATTGATTGGTGACAATTGTGATTCACTAGGCACAAAATGGGATGGTAATCTGATTACTGATTTGTATTACTGCTGGTCAACATCATTCTATCCTGCACATCATATGTCAACAGGTGAAGGCGGAATGATTTCGTCTAATGATAATAAATTAATTGACATTGCTCGTTCCATTTCTTGGTGGGGTCGTGATTGTTATTGTGTTGGTTCAAACAATATGTTACCATGCGGAACTTGTGGCAATAGATTTGATAAGTGGTTGCCAGATTATGATGGCATTATTGACCACAAATATATTTTTGCTTATGCAGGTTACAACCTGAAGCCTCTTGATATGCAAGGTGCCATTGGTATAGCACAATTAGAAAAGGTTGATTACATTCACGAGAAAAGAAAAGAACACAAAGAGAGATTATCTAAACTATTGCTTAAATATTTGAATGTTCGTGTGGCTGACAAACTAGATAAATCTGAACCATCATGGTTTGGTGTGCCAATTATCTGTGGAACACAAAAACAAAAAGAAACTTTGGTTGCACACTTTGAAGCCAATAAGATTCAAACACGAAACTATTTTGCTGGTAATATTCTATTGCATCCAGGCTTCAAGCACTTAGATGATGCAAGTAAATATCCACTGGCAAACAAAGCATTATCTCATGTATTTTTGTTAGGTTGTCCTCCGTTTTGGAATGATGCAGTATTTGATTATATTGAAAAGGTGATTAAAAATGTTACTTAAAAATACTAATGATTGTAATTTAATTGTTGAAACACAACACACTAGAAACCCATCAGATTTAACAAAAATTACATTTAGACGAGAAATTTTAGATTCAACAACCAAAAAAGTAATTAGTTACAACAATTTTGATATGCACCTTACAGATGATGAAATCCAAAGGTTAAAACAAGAACTATGAAAATTCAAGTATTTGGTGGTTCAGGCTTCGTTGGCTCTGAAATTACTAGACAAATTGAAAACTGTATTGTAACTCCACGCCTTGATTATACAGTAGAAGGTTGTGATATCATTTATTTGATTTCAACTGTTAGTAACTACAATGTTAAAACAGACCCTCTTATTGATATTGACACCAACTTAACAACTCTTATGCAAGTGTTAAGACAATGTAAAGATAGAAATTTAACATTTAATTTTATTAGTTCTTGGTTTGTCTATGGCGAAACAGAGATGCCTGCAACCGAAGAATCAAATTGTTATCCAAATGGATTTTATTCAATCACTAAACGATGTGCAGAACAACTACTGATTTCTTATTGTGAAACCTTTGGTATCAAGTATCGTATTCTCCGTCTTGCCAATGTTGCAGGTAGCGGTGACAAGAAGGCATCACCACAAAAGAACGCACTTCAACATATGATTAATGAATTGAAGGCAGGCCGTGATGTGAATGTCTATGATGGTGGCAATCTTTACCGAGATTATATTCATGTGAGTGATGCCGCTAGGGCAATTAAGACCATCATGGAAAAAGGCGAAATTAATACAATTTACAATGTGGGCAATGGGCAACCATTGTTGTTTAAGGATATGATTGAGTATGCCAAAGAATTAATTGGTGGGCAAGGCAAATTAGTGCCGATTGAAATTCCGCAGTTCCATCGCACGGTACAAGTTCGTAGTATGTGGATGCTATCTGATAAATTAAAATCATTAGGATACACTCCAAACTATGATATGAAGGCTATTATTGAGG